TATTCTTTTTCTTTTGGTTCTTTTCTTTTTCTTTTTTTTGCCATTCATACTAAAAGTTATAACTATCTGATATACTACTTATGTATATCGCCATTCATTATGAACAAAAACTTACAAAGAATCTGTGTAGCTGTTGATGTAGATGAATATGAAGAGCTAAAAAAATTTTCAAAATCTGGTTTATCTACAGGATTTTTAATCAGAGAAGCTATACATGATTTATTAGTAAAACTTAGAAAAGATTAAGTTTTAGAATATTTACCTTTTTCTATGAACCAATCAAATTTATCTACCATTTTTTTACAATTCTGGCATTGCAATGCTGACCATGATAAGTGATATATCTGGCCTAAAGAATTACACTCAGGGCATTTTATTACTGCACCTGAGTATCTTTTACATCTTGAGTATCTTGTTATTGGTACAAATTCAATCATCTTAAATAAGGTGTTTTAGTTTCATATAAATCTTTATTATGATCCCACCAGAGATCAATAATATATTTATCATCAGAGAAAAAATAACCTTTATCTGATTCTCTACATTCTTCAATGTAAAATTCTATAAAAGGTTCATAATAATCTGGGTTTAGATTATTAATTTCAGCTAATTCTTTAGCTTTATCAGCACAATGCTCTTCATATTTTTCATTTATGTAACAGCTATTGTATTCTTCCATAACTTGATTTTCTAATGGGTTATCAATCATTTTTATACTCCTTTACTTCTAATATTTTTACTGGATCAGTAAAAAATCTATCTTCAACAACATTTACTACACAATTTTCTAGTAATGGATCTCCTGATGGACAAGTAAATTCATCTTCAGTATCAACCTCTACCAGTAAAGTAACTTGAATTTTTTTAATCATTTTTAAAATCCTCCTCTTCCCACTCATCAAATCCTTCTTTCTTAGCTTCATCTTCATCTACTTCTAAACATTCGTCATATTCCCAATCTCCATATCCACCCCACCCATTATCCATAGCAGTAAAGTTACCACCATCTAATACAAGTCCACCACGTTGTTCCCATATATCATCAGGTGTAATTGAATCAGGCACTTTAATGTAATACTCATAACTAGTCATTGAGTTAGCAGTAATACGATAGTATTTGTGTTTTTGAGACATAACAATTTTGTAATTTGGAAAGTACTGGACTTATACTTATTGAGAGTTCATGCTATTGCAACATTCTCAAATTTATATATGTTTAGTGAGTAAAACTATAAACAATACATAAATGATGCCAGTTAATTAATTAGTGATTCTCATGGGAATTTCTCATAACTTTCTAAGTTCCTTTTTTAATTTTGTAATTTCAGAAAATAATTTAATTTTTTCTCCTATTGGTAATTTTTCTATTTCTTTCATTGATGTTTCTATTTGATGTTCTACTTGAGCTTTATATTCAGCTAACTTATTAGCTTTATCTATGCTAGGTATTGATAGCTCATTATAAATCTTGTCATACCATCTATAAGCAGTTGATTGACTAACTTTAAAATGACCTATGAAATATTTGATACACTCACTTTTTCTTTTCTCATCATAAATAAATGTTTGAGCTATACCTTTAGCTTCATCTTTATTTTCTTCCCAGTTATCCTTATCAAGCATTATTAATCTCCATAATTTCTTTTTCTTCTTC